CCGTCTCAAGACCCATGATCTTCATCTTGGGTTCCTTGTATCTAACACCTTCACTATCCCAAACGTTGAGAATGTAACGCTTCTTCGCAGTCCAGATGCCACGGTCAGCGATATTCTCACGCTTCATTTGCATCTTTTGATCATATGCCGAAACGTAAGACGCAAGTTCTTGATACGAACGTTCAATAAAAGGTTCCAGTTTCTCCTGGCAGATCTTGTCAAGTATGCCCACAACTGTTGCTTTGTCGCTAGACTTAGCACTAAAAAATTTATCAACAAGAGGTCCAAGGTTAAGATAGATTGAATCAGTGTCGGATGCAATGACATAATCCTTTCCCTCAGTTTGCAAAAGAGTATTTAGATACACATTCATCTTGTTCTCAATCCAACGGATCGAGACCTGACCAGACAAAGTGATCGCCTCAGCATTAGCAAGACGATAATATCTAAAGTGTTCATTACCGATGGCACCATAAGCAGAGTTCAAAGAGATCTTCTTTGCCATCTGAATGTTATTACAACGAGCGATCTCTTTCATGAGATCAACAGTAGGAGTTTTCTCATACTGTTTTTTGGCAGCAATCATCTTCTTCTTAAAGATAACGCGACTGTCATACATCTTCTTCATCATCTGAGGAAGAAACCCATGCTTCTCTTTGCTGTACTGTGCTCCATTAGCACACACAGCAAACTCACCGTCAATCTCTACTTGTTTCTCAAGTATCTTATCAACGGTGACCGCTGGATGTCTGGTGTCCTGTAACGTCTCTGGTGAGATATTGTATTGCATAATGAGATGAGGATACAGAGAGTTGAGGTCAAAGCTAACAACCCAATCATAGAATCCAGGAATCGGTTCCTTGACATAAGCACCTGCATACTTCTCAGTCTTGGTCGCTTCTTTCTTAGGAGGAATGGCAATCTTCCTCTTCAAGAGCTCGCAGTAAATATAGTTATCCCACATGCGAACCTGACTAAACACATCTTCATAATTCACCTTGGCATCATATGCCATGGTGTATGCCAGTTCAATCAGTTTCATCTTGTCATCAAGCTTGTCCACCAGACGAACGTCATGGATGTTGTACTCGATGAACTTCTGCCAGTCGTTCTCATAGAACTCTTTGAACGTGTCAAACTCAGAGTGATCGAGTTTCTTTTCATCCAGTTCAACAGAGCAGATGTGATCAAGACGATAACTCTCTTGGTTAGTATAAGTAAACTTCTTATACAGTTCTAGATAATCGAGCGTAGAGATACCAAGCATGTCGATAGAGAAGTTCTTACGACCTTTGATGAAGATCTCACGCTGTGATACTAGTTTCCATGGAGACAAGAGTTTGACATACTTTTCTCCAAGAATACGATTGACACGATTATGAATGTACGGCATGTCGAACAACTGCACGTTCCATCCAGTAATCACATCAGGATAATTTTCTTGCCAGTAGTCAAGGAATGCACCCAACATGCTTTCTTCTGATCGGAAATGCATGTAGTCCACCATGGGGTCTTTGTTATCGAATGCTCTCGCCCCAAACACAGTAATGCGACCAGAGAAACTGTCCTTGACACTGACGGCAAGGATCTCCTGATCAGCACTCTCAATGTCAGGGAACCCGTTCTCAGCAGCAGTCTCGATGTCAATAGTAAAGACACGGATCTTGCTGCTGTCAAACTTCAGTTCTTCCTCTGGGTGCTGCTCAGCGATATACTGATACAGAAACCGAGAGTTACCATAGATCTCAAAGTCATCAACTTCCTTGTACTGCTTCACGAAGTCTCGTGCTTCAGTGATAGATCCAAACTTATGAGGTTCTACACAGTCACCCTCAAGGGTGCGCCACTCAGAATAATTCTTAGTAGGCAAATACAGCGTTGGGTTAAATGGAACCCTAACGCTGTAGCGATTGCCGTTCTCATAACCACGTACAAGCAGACGGTTGCCTGCTTGCTCAACACTAGTGTAAAACTTCATTCAAGACATTCAATATAACGAGCAAGGATCGTCTTGCTCGGGTTGGTCACAACAGTGATGTCAGAAGACCTGACATTAAATTCACGCTCAGATGAGTGCTCTGCCCATGGACACAGTTGACCTTCGTAGTCTACTAGATAAGGTTCGACTAACCAAACGTCAGGGTCACCTGGCAAGGTGTCCCCCTCAACTGGTTCTACCTGAGCAATGATCCACTCATTCTGCAGCTTCAGCAGGTTCGCTGTTATCTCCATTAGTTTCCTCAGGTTCAGGTCCAAAAAGTTTGTCACGCTCGATACCAAACCTTTCAAGTTCGGTAACGTAGTTCTCCAGAATATTGTTGTCAGGGTAAGTCACTGAGATAATATGATCACCAGTCATCTTAAACTCCTGAACTGGAGTAAACGGACACCACTTATTATACTTGATAGGAAGAGTTCCGTCTTCGTTGGGTTCACCCAAACCAAGAGCAAATGGATACATCAAACGGTATCCAACAATTTCTTCTTCCTTACCACGTACCTCTCCAAAGATGCAGAGGAGTTGCTCACCAGTAGCAAGGATAGCAATACGAATGCTATGATTAGTTTTCAGATCCATCTTCAGTTCTAGCAGATTGTTTTTCAGAAATTTTCTTTTCGTAAGCTTGTTGTAATCCTGGTTCAGGATTACTGATTGTCATTACGCTATCATATGGGATTTTGTATTGCCAATCGGAAGAGTATGGGTTCCACTTACTGAACCTAATTTGATATTCAGATCCAAGTTGCTCAGTAAGATACTGAGGACTTGCTCCATCAAGGGTGAGGATATAAGGTTCTTCCATCAAAAGACAGACACCTTGTTTATCTTCACCCTCTCCGTCAAAGATCTCTTTCAATTCCGCAATAACACGATCTCCAGTCTTCAAGGTTAGAATTGATACTGACATGATTATTACATATACCTATAAAGTTTACCATCAAAAAAGGGGACCGTCAAGTCCCCTTCATTTTTATTTAGAACCATTTCTTTCTCTTTTGTTTCTCTGGTAGTTCTTTCTTAAGAGTAACTGTCAGTAGTCCATCAATGAATTCTACATTCTCAACTTCTACATCATCTGCCATCTGCCAGTTCTTAGAAAATGTCTTGTACGATATTCCTCTGTGTGCGTAATCTCTCTCTTTGTCTTCGGGTGATTTTCTAGCAGAGATTGTTAGAACATTCCGTTCTGTCTCCACTTCAATATCTCCTCCTGAAAATCCTGCAAGAGCGACTTCCAGTATGGTTCGACCATCAGATCCATTAATGACATTGTATGGAGGATAACTCTTTCCTGCTCCTGCAAGAGCTTCAAGTCTACTGAATGTTTCATCGAACCCAATTGAATGTGGTGTATATGTTTCCCAATTAAATGTTACCATTGTCCTGTTAAGCGACGTGTATCTGTAACCCTTTCGGCATTACAAGAATACTTATAATGATAACATAAAAAAGGGGGGTGTTGTAAACCCCCCTTAGTATTTCGGTTTACTCAACCTCTTGTTTCTTTCGCCCGATGTTGTATTTGCTTTCGAGTGTCCACTCTTCTTTTTCTTTGAAAGCAAGGACTTTAATTTGATTGAGTGGTGCTAGGTCTGCAATTTGATCTGCGTTTACTACTGTAATCAATCCCCAATCACTAAGGAGTTGTACAATACGATTACGACGTTGTACATCATTCAAAGAAAGATTTGTTTTCTTTCCATCAAGAGCAAACAACTCTTTGAAATGCACAATATAATACTTGCCCTGCTTATGTAAGATATGACAGGACTGATAGATCTTCTTTTCTTTTCTGGATGCTACTCCAATACGGGTGAGCGTTTCTCTCACTTTAAGGAAGTCATCTGGTTCGCCCAGGACAACCTCAACCATATCAGTTGGTTTCCATTGTACTTCAGTATCAACGCTCATTTTTTCCACCTTTACTCAATGCTTTTTTAATATGATCTAGTTGATCCTTGGTGAGAACCCTGAGTGCTTGGAGTGCCTTATCGTCATTATAACCATAATACTCTTTGACTACTTCAAGATAATCAATAGAATCTTTGCGTGCCCAAGGAGAGAACCTTTTCCTTGGTTTCACACTATTTATAAAAAAATCATATTGCATCTTCTTGTCGAGATGAGGGTTCTTGTTCATCTCGTTCGCATACAAGATAGTATCGGTAAAAGAACTGAGGCACCTGTTAATAATGTAAGGAGGATAACCTCGCTCAGCATCAGCATCACCATCAAGGATATTCTTTTTGGATTGATTGATGCTGTACAGGTAGTCTTTCAGTTGGTATGTCATTCCAGTGTCTAATCACTCCACTAATAATAAAAAGGTTGGTAACCAAGTAAGAAATAAAAATAAGGGTGCGTATGCCAGCAATAGTATCAGCCTCTCTGTCTGTGCGTCCATACTTTTCACCTAGTGCCTTTGCCCAAATCCGCCACATTAGAACTTTGCAGTAACTCCCACGATCCTTGCACCAGGATTACGAGCAAGCGCAACCTTACGAGCGTCTTGATAATCAACAGCAATCACCTCTTCCTTGAAGACGGTGCCTGCTTTGTAGAGGGTGACTTCACACTTCATAGTTGAGGATAACGAGCTCCTTTCTCGTCGCTTGATCTGTATTATAACTGCCCACGCTCCTCATTGTGTAAGTGTGTGCAAATTCTGCTAGTGTCCACCCTTGGAACCTTTCTTGGACCAACTGAGACGAATTATAAGATATGAGTTGAGGACCAATAAACCGATCACAAATGGTAGCGAAACCATCGTGGTCAAATGATTTGTGCATATCACCTTTCCTTCCGTATAGGTTAGATCCAATATCGTAGGGCGGATCAAGGTAGGTGAAGACAGACTTGTCGTCGGTAAGGAGCTCTTGGTAGCGACCATTGGTAATCTTCCAGTTTTGAATTAGTTCTGAGAATTCGGGCAGTCTCTTAATGCCACGCATTGAAAAGTTGCTGTCACTTGCCTGCTTGGAAAAAGAAGAATTGGCAGAGAGACCAGAGAAAGAACACTTATTGACAATGTAAAAACTGACAGCGGTCTTGATAGCATCCCGTTCATTAACATCCAATTCCAGATACTCTTTGGCTTCATCAAAGAGATCCTTGGCGGACATGGGGTTAGGGTGCCTTTGTTTAGCAAACTCAAGTCGCTGCGTAACTTCATCTCCGTGATCCTGTAAACATTTCCAAAATGTAGATAGTGGTTCAAACAAATCGTTGACCCAAAT